TCTCTGTATCCATTCAAATCTATGTCATAGTTTGATGTAAAATTATAGGCATTACTACTAGACTTTTGTGATACTCTTGTGACGTTGTTTGGAGTAATTGAACTGTATTCTAACTTACTTTGTTCTTTAAATACATTTTTTTCAAACCCTATTTTTGTTACTGCTAAATCAGTTAAGTTAGTTAAAACTTTATATTGTTTAACATAATATTTTGACCTTGTTTCAGTTAAGTTGTCAGGATTAATTACTCTCTTAAATGTACCAGTTACTCCATTATTAAAAGTTGTACCAGTGTACCCAATATTTAAAACATTAAAAATGTTTTTATCACTATCAAATAATCCATTACCTACAGAATACACTTGGAATATATTTGAATTCCTATAAGTTAATGATAACTCAACATATTCGTTTGGTGTTAGTCCGTGTGGTGCAACGCAAGTAAAAGAAATTAAACCATTACCATTTTGACTTGTATTACTAATTGTAAATGCAATACCATCACCAGCCTTCCAACTAATGTCATTTGAATTACTTGAGTAATATTGTAATTGTTTGTCGTAACTGTTATCAAATGGATAAGTTAAATAATACATCCAATTATATGTGTAAGCACTTTTTGATTTGTATGGAAAATGTTGGTCTGACACATCAGGTCTAAAGAAATCAAATTCATAGAACTGTGGGAACCCTCTCCAAACACCACTTTGTTTTGAAGTGTCGGGTGAACTATAATATAAATTATACTGAAATGGTAAGTATCCTGTGGTTCCTGTATATGTGTTGTCGTATAAGTACGTTACTTTAAACGTAGGTCTAAAGACCGTACAAGCTTGTCTCTCGTCATCATAGACTTGAGCCAAACTTATCGTCGAACTTCTATCATATTCCGTAATTTGTTGACTCTGTTCTTCAAGAGTTACCGAGACTTCCTCGTTAACTGATGGAGCACCTTTGTATCTCAAACTACTTGGAACTATTGTGTACTTATTCATCTAATGAGTATTTTGTTTTAAACCTATCTAATGCAGATTCTCCTTTAACCACTCCAAAATAAAATTGATATGGTGCTCCCACTAAAAATCTACTTTTATTTTGTGGTGTCGATATGTATCTACCTCCCACTGTTGGGTAACTTGCAACATTCCCATCTACACTATATATGTACCCTCTTGCAGTTAAATCATTAGCCACCGAGGTACCATTTAAGTAATATTTGGTACTTGTTCCTGTTCTATCTAAAGATTGGTAATTATTTTGGGTTATGTCCGCAGTATTTGTTGCCCATGTGTTGTTTTCATTTCCAAATATTAAGTTAGAATTTGACGCCAATTGCCATTGGTAGAACGGAACTAATTGTGATTTAATTCCATATGGATATGGATAGTATCCCACATTGTTAGCTCCCCTAAAATCTATTCTTCCTGGTGTTAAGTAATCTTTAGTTTGAAGGTCTTGTGTTGTTGATGAAAACCAAACTGCCATAGTAGGGAATTCAGGTGACCCCAATATTGTTGTTGGATTAATTCTACCAGGGAAAATTTCATAATATTCAGGTGAAAAATTAATATTTCCTATTTCTGAATTTATCGATAATAATTGAGCTAAATCCCCGTCAATTCTTTTTTGTTCTCTAGAAAATAATTGGTCTATACCATCATCACCAGCCCCTAAAACTTTTCCTAAAAAGGTTCCATCTGTAATTCTAGAAATAACAAATAAATTAACTAAATCTGAGGTATCCCCATAACTAGTTGGATTGATATTTGGTAAAATATATCCTTTAGTTGACGGGTCAAAGGTAATTTCAGAATAAAAATAATCTTTCATACCCAAATTAATTATTGTCGTCGGATATAATAAATTTAAAGCATTTACGGTTCCTGTATCAGTCGCTCTTTTACCTATAAATTTATTCGTCGAATCTTTCCAAGGACTACTTCTATAATAAAAATTATTACTATCCATGTTAAAATAAACTATATCACTAGGGAATCTAGGATACTCTGGTTTATTTTTATTATTATAGTATGTGGTAACTTGTATTGGAAAGGCATGTAATGAACCATTAATCCAATTATTCATAAACGATTGGGATAATATTCCTCGACATAATCCGTAAAAGAACCTAAATCTATAACCCCACTCAGGAAATGTATTAAAAGTGTCTTTTACTAAATCTGTTAATGGTCTTCTTAAAAACATATAACACCCTGATTCAACAGCATCAATAGTTGTACAGTTTTGATTAATAGTAAAATTATCACCAAAACCTTCGTAACAACCTAACCCAACCATTGCCTCACAATCAAAACTTTCTAAAACTTTAATAGCGTTTGGTAATCCTGTTAAATCTGCGGTTACAGTTTGGGCACCTGTTGTAAATCCAACGGAGTTAATATCTTCCGAATCTGTGTTTATCAGATAAACTCCAAAATTAAGGTTTTGTTGTAATAATGACGGATTTAATGTCCAAGAACCTCCGTCTAACACATCTGATGATGGTAATCTATCAGTTCTTAAAATATTCTGTTGAGCATTATCAATTAACATTGGTGAAGTATTACCGTAGAGAGTCTTAGTTGTATAGTAATAACCTAACTCATTCTCATAATTACCAGCAAGAGCTCCTGTTACAATTTCGGTACCTCCAAAAGGATTTAGTAATATTGTTACCGACCCAACATTATTAGCCTTCATGACCGCACCTCCAGATAAGTCTTCACTATTATCATATTTGACACTAGAGGCATTTACATTATAAAATGCATTTGAAGATTTTGATAATACTTTAACTCCTTGCAGTGTCGTACCTACTGGTGATGGGTTTGTACTTGCGTCTAATGAACCATAATAAGAGGTGTTTATTGTTGTAAATCCTGTGAACGATTGTCCAGGAACAGATGATGTTGTGGTGCCAGGTTTAAAGAAATAAGATTGGTAGAACATCTCATTCTGATTATATCCCTGTACTGATATACTACTATTTTCTAATTTCTGTATTGGTATGTTAACTCTTGTGGACGCAGTTATCGTCCAATTTGAGTCAAATTCAGTTGTACCAAATAAATTACCTAATGAATATTCGTTAACATATTTTGGAGAATATGGGTCAACACCTCTTTGTAAAACTAAAATATATTGGTCTCCTCCATTGTCAAAATATTGGTAAGCGTTAAAGTTCAGTGGTACTCCGTCAGGTCTCCAACCAAATACTCGACTACCCCCAAATCTTGTTCTCCATGGAGTAGATGTGGTGACAGTGTTAAGAACATTACCAAAAGATTGTGTTGTACCCGTATTCCATATTTTAGCTGCCTCGGATACCGTAATAGCGGTGATAACTTGGTAGTATTCAACGTCAGCAGGGTATTTATAATTAGTTTCGGTAGAACCATACGGTAAATTATATCTAACTGGTGTCAAAATATTTGATACTTGTGTAGTAGCATAAGATACATCTATAGTGGTTGCAGCACTACTACTATAACTTTCACCACTAATACCTGTTATAGTTCCTGATGGAGTAGATGCACTATAAAGATAATTTGTATCGGTAGTTCCAGTTAAATTAATAAAAGTTAATAGGTCTCCTGTGGTAAATTGTTCTTGTGATAATACCGTTATAGTATTATCGTAATGGTGTTTACCAAGATTGGAGTCTTTAGCAAAAGTTACTTTAATTTTATTTATATTTTAAAAATAACTTTCTCTTAAATTAAAAACATTAATTCTTTCACCAACGGGTAAATCAAATGAATTAACAAATCGGGGGGTATCATTTGAAATATTCAACTCTCGGGAAAGAGGTAATTTATATCTTCCAGGGATAGATAGTTGAGAAGTTAACGCTAAACCCGCAAATGACTCACTAAAAAGGGTTGACCAAACGTCTTGATTTTCAGTATCTCCTGAAAAATACGTAGATTCTAAACCGTCATAATAATTTTGTGGAGATGAAACAAAACTTAAAACTCCAGACCCAATCACCCCTGGCGCTATAACATTTATCTGATTATTTGGTTTTACACTATTAGTTTGTTTACAATCACAGGCCTGACAATCAGGATAAGTAATCATTGGCAATCTTATTGTGGAGTCCCTTTTAGTACAATATTTTCTCCACCCTTTAAATGGATACCAATTGACTGGCCATCCAATACCTTGTTTTGACAACCAACATAAAAAATCTAAAACTAAATTATATAACCACAATAAAATATGAGCAATTATAAGTATTATCATACCTATAGGTTGTAGTACTGTAAAAATTATTGCAAATAAGAAATATAATAAATCAAAATTTCTAAACCCGTCATTAACAGGAAATTTATTAACACTATCCTCACAATCTTGACTATCAATTTCTTTAATACCAATAAACCTACCTGGCGCTGACCCAATAAAATTTCTACCACTTTTATATTGGTCAATTAAAGAAGATACGGTATAAACTTTATTAAACTGAAATTCATAGAACGTGTCTTCGCAATCAATAATTTCATTAAGTCTGTTAATCTTATTTTGTGATACAAAACCATTTGTATACCCACTCCAAGCCAATCCAAAATAATACGAACTTTGTTGTTGATTATATAATTTTTTACCTGGACTATTATCGGGGAAATTACGGTATATAGAAGGGTCTGTTATATCATTCTCCCATCCATATTCTTTAACGTTAGGAACTAAATAATATGCCCTCCTTGTCTCTAAAGTTAAATCATTTGGCTGTGTCCACTTAACTTTGAAACGATATTTTGCCTTTGTTGGAATTCCTACTGTTGGGTCGTTTGACAATACTTTCTCCCCAAATTCATTAGTTACAAAATAATCTAAGTTCATAGGTAATTCTATTAACCACGTACCTGAACCGTCAATAACATTTCCTGATTGTTCTAATTCGTATTGTTCTAAAACAGGGTTACCATCACTATCTTGTCGTATTGTTTGTCTCAAGGCTAATATTTGACCAGGAGATGTTGTTAGTCCACACAAATTACCCATGTTATCTTTCGGAAATCCGTTGAACTTAACTCTTAAATTATCAGGAGAAGAGAATATAGACCCCATGAATACTGATGTTGGTTGTATATCAACATTTGCATCATCTCTTAAGTCAAAGTCTAATCTGTTTACCGCAATCTGACAAACTGTTGGGTCTCCCCACAACGGAGATACGTCAATGAATTTGGTTAAGTTAATAATTTGAGGTAAAGAAGTTAAATCGGTTGATGTTCTAAATTTACTTCCCGCAACTTGAGCCTCACTTGCAAGACCCATTCTAATTAAATCTTGAGGTGTTAATGAAAACTCTCCGATGTCAGATAAATCAACATCCATGACAATAGTTTGTTCCCCTAATGGAACTCCCATTATCATGTAATCACCACTCTCGTTTGTTTTGGCTGTGTATCTGTAGTATTTGTCAAAAATTTCAACTGCAGTAGAACCCGTAAGAGCGTCAGACCTTGTAGGTAGAGTTCCTGTTGCAGCGTGTTTTGAATAAGATTTTTCGTAAGGTAAAAGGTTATATCGATACCCGTCTTCATTTTTATCTTTTGGAGACTTGTATGGGTAGATACTTGAAATTAATGGGTTTGATTCGTCAACTGCGGTAACAGGTATAAATACAGAAACTCTGGCATTTGGTATACCTAGTCCGTTATTGGCAGTTACCCTACCAACAAGAACACCATAATCAGAACAACTTCTTGTGTAGACATCTGACTGTTGTATCTTTAACGATAAAATCTCTAAAAACTCAAACTCTTGGTCTAATTGGACATTGATTGTCTTATTGATTCCGAGTTCGGTTCTAATCCTATATGATTGACCCATGTAATACCTTTAATTTATAAATAGTTTATGTGTTATTTTTAAAGTATGAACACACTCTTTTTAAATTATAAACTAAACGATTCGAGAATAAACCTATTAAGAGAAGGTAACTGATTGGAAGTTTTTAACTGAAACTCTAATGTCTTTGTTTGGATAACGAATTTGATATACTTGTGAAGGTTGAGCAAATACCGTATCATCCACAGGAGCAATTTCTTTAGTCTCAGGGTCTGAGTATTCCATTGAAGTTTCTGCTGAAGAATATTGTCCTCCAACATTGTTGTATACATTAAGTCCCGCAACAGTTAATACCCCGTTTTGGTTTTGTACTATACTTCTTAATTCAGAAAGATATACGTTTTGTCCTAATTCCCTTACTTGAGGGTTAAAGTATGCAGAAACCTTATCAACAACATCAGCAATAATTTGTCCTGAATTTTGAGCGGAGTCTAATACAATCTGAACATCAATACTAAGGTCAATAACCTCAGCTGTTAAGATTGAAATGTAGTCATTCATCATTCTATAATTTGACAAATATGTTGCAACGTTTTGTCTTAAAGTGTCTGATACAATATTGGTTAACTTACCTGAAGTATCATAAGATAGTAATTGAATTAATATCTTGTTGTTGTTTTCGGTAATTGAGACCTTTGCAGGTGCCCCAAATTCCGCTGGCATATTTCTAATAAGAGCCTCGTAATCTTGAACGGTAACCGCTCTTTTCTGAGCCGAGAAGTTAAACGATACGTAGTTTCTAATTTCTTCTAAAGATGGAAGACCTGCTCCACCAATAGCAGCAGTTACGTTAGTACATCTTAATGAATTAACAACTGAAGAGTTTGTTAATTCTGAAGGACCATTCACATAGAATGATACAGTACCAATCTGATTAATTACGTTGGTACCTAAGTTTGTTGCTAAACCACCACCCACTCTGTACTGAATAAATAATGTTGAGTTTGGAACTAATGCAGAACCTAATGAGAAGTTGTTTGAATATCTTTGTAAGTCTAATGTAGTCCCTAATGTTGTGAATTGGTCTAACGCATCTTGTGCGGTATTAGTACCACCACCAAATGTCATTTTCTTAAATCCTTCAGGAGTGTACTCACTAATGAATCTATTTTGAGTTTGAATATATCTACCAACTTTAATACCTGGCTGGTCTGAAACTTTTGTTGGGTCTTCAACAAATACTCTATCTTCAGCTAATGCATCTACCTCGTACCATTTGTTTGATACTCCTAAAAATTCTGCTGCCGTAGGAATGTTTGTGTATTCTGTTCCACTCTTAAGTAAAACACTTGTAATACCTAAAACGTTCTTTTCAGGTAAGAATAGTTCAAAGAATGGTCTAACATCGTTTGGACTAATAACCCTTTTGAATACTTTAGTAATACCATTAACAACTAATTCTCTTTTAGTTATAGTATAATTAATTAATACGTTATTGGCATTGAAGTTAGGTATTTTTAACCTATTTGGGAATCCTTGAGCGTTGTAAGGTGAAGTGAAATCAATATCATAAATGTTTTCAAATACGATACCTGCGCCAGTTACTTGTGAACCTCTTGTTAATGTTCCCAAATATCTTTCATCCTCTTTATCACCAAACGCTGGTACTGTGATTGAGAAATCTACAAGGGCAACTGAAGGTCTTTGACCTGGCAATTTTAAACCATAGGTTCTTGCAATGTTGTAAATTGAAGACCTTTGTTGTGCGTATTGAAGAACAGTTTCTTGAATACTTCTATCGATATGATAGTGTAAGTTATCTGCAACCGCAGCATTTAAATCAATAAACACAGAGAATACCGATGCATCATTAAAATCCTGTATAAGTTCAGGATAATATGTTTTTACATAGTTTAGTAATTCAGTTCTTATTCCCTGATAGTCTCTAGTAGTATATGATATTTTACGATTTGCCATCTATATTAAATATTGATAATAACGAAATCACTCTGAGCAAATGTATTTTGTTCTACCGAGTAATCTATTTTAATTTTTGCAGTGTATTCTGAAGTCCCTTTTCCTGGAAATCTATAAATTGGTGACTCACTACTTCCTACAATGTTTTGACCTTCTGCAATGTCAATTTCTTCCATTGGGTCTGCAGGTGTAATTGAAATGTTATTTAATAATAAATTTGGCATGTAATTCCCAACTGCTTCTCGAATATCTGATTCAATGGCATCAAACGTAAGTCCATCAAAAGGTTCAAATAAGAACTCATATAATCTTGTACCAAAATCAGGTAAATAATAACGTGTACCCTTTCTTGTCAATAACAAGTGAATCAAATCGGCTTTAATCTCTTGAGCTTCAAACTCCGTTAATTGCAAATAATCACCTCTTTTAGAATCTCTAAAAGGAAAATTAAGACCATATGTAGTTCCGTCTGCCATAACTATAAATATAATACCCTGGTTTTTCCTTATAAATAGATTAAAATAAATAATCCCGATGTTAGTCGGGA